TCGTTCGGCCCACCACTCATCTACTTGCTCGCGCCAGGCACGTGCTTCGGGGGTGCGTCCTTCGATCAGTTCTCGGTCCCACCCAAATACTGCCGCCACTGCATCTTTAAGAGTGCCTGCAAAACTGTCACGTCTAAATCCATGAAAGCCAACCAAGTAATCTGCGGCTGTGTCTTTGCCGCTGCCGATTAAACCGCAAATGCCTATGATCATAAAAAAGCCCCTAGTGTATAGAGGCTATTTTTACATATTAGTGTAACAAAGTCAAATTGTTATACGCCGTATTTATTTTTTTTAGGTTTAGCAACAGGACTTGATTTATGAGTGTCATCAAGTTCTTTACTCTTGAGGTCGCCGTGATTTAGATCTGTGTATTCTGCTCCAACCACTTTGTATGCTTGTTTAAGCATGTCTTGCTCTTGTTGGGTATAAGGATGTGTAGATTTCTTTTTACCAATCCAACTTTTTGCATCCATGTGTTCTATTGGATCTTTTCCATTGGCACCTGCTACAGCCATTCCTAGCCTATAGGAAGTGTAGTCACCGCTAACATGTTCACCATCACCATAGACATTCAATCCTGCGGTGGGATTTTGCTGTCGCTTGGATATTTTACCATCTTTGGTTTCTGTTACTATTTCAGTAATTTTCATATTACCCAATTACCCATGTTAGTGGTTGGCTACCATCGTAGTAGCGTTTGAGTTCTTCTTCAAGAGCGTCCATTTCAACCTTGGCTTCTGCTTTAAGGGCTGTGCCATTTAATGTAGTTCCACCCTGCGGGCCTGCAATGGTAGCAAACTTTTCACGTGCTTGGCCTAGCATGTCTTTGGCCACTGCCAGTGCATAGTCTTGTATCCATGGAAATGTCAAATGATCATTGAGTAACATGCTGTCTGGTTTACGATTGTAAACCCATAGCAAAACTGTTTCGGCTGGGTCGTCCGTTGCTGGCGAATACACCTGTGTTCTGTACAGATCTGATCCTGTGATGTTGGTTGATCCAAGGGTACTTAGTGCGTCGACTGTAAACACCTGTCCAGTTCCATCCACAGTTAATACTGTGTATGCATTATTATATCCAGTGACTGGACTGTTAGAAATTGTTAGTACTCCGCCAACCACTATCTGTGTCCACGGCTCGTTAAAGGTCACAGTTATTGTGCTACCTGCCGCAGTACCATCAGCAGTTACTGAAACTGGTCTTTTATATGTGTGTCCAGTGTCAGGAATCTTGCGCACAATAGTAAGCTTCTTGGTCATTGGATTCCAGGTATAGTTCATGTATCCACCAAACATTGTCATGGCCAATTCTTGATACTGTGCAAACAATTCATAGTTTATTAATCCACCAACACGGCCTGCTACCAGCATATAGGTATTCAAATAGCCTGATGCAAAAGGTTCAAATTGGCTTGCAGTTGTGCCACTAACACTGCCAATTCCTCTACGGAACACTTGACGCACTGTCTGTATATCAACTGGCAATATGTATTCTTGTGTTTGAGGAAGAAGATCTAAGAATACATAACTTTCTTCTTCTGCATTCTGCGCACGTTGACGATAGCGCAGTAGCGCACGATCAATTGCAACCTTGTAGTGTGCAGGATCTAGCTCAACATCCACCATGCCATCGCCAAGGCGGAAACGTACATAGTCTTCAATTTCTTTGCGCTTTAATGACGTAGCAGGGTACTGATTTTCGTCGTAGGCAATAGGTCCAGGACCACCTAAACTTTCAGTAGTGATTGCCTGGGTTGCTGTTAAACCTGTTTTGAGAGTGGCCATAAAAAATCCCTGTATGCAGTATTTATGCGCACAGGGATTTGGGCTTGAGTTAGATTACTGTACTTTTAACAACAGTACATCAACGCTGATACGTCCGTTTAACAATGTTTCTGTCGCTTTGATACTGTCCATGTACTTGCGCAACTGTACCTTGCCCGCTTTCATAAAGTCAGCAAGTTGTACATCGGGTTTGCGCAGAGTCTTGCTCACACTCTTGTCGGTGTAGTTTTCAATGCTTGTACCTTTAATAGCAAGGCCTGCACTTGTGCTTGCAATGTACTGTCCTAGCTTGCGAGTCTTTGTGTTGTAAACCCAAAGTTCTTGAGCGCCAACAATGTCCACAGGGTTGATACTAACTAATTTGAGTACTGCATCTTGTTTAGAGTACTTGAGCTTGGCTACTAATTTTTCTTTGGTTGGACTCTTTTTAACACGAGCTTTCTTAGTGGCTTTCTTCACGCCACGGTATTGATCCACTGCTTTTTGCAACTCATCAAACCAAGCATAGATGCGTTTGTAGTCTGCGGCTTTGAAGTGTTTGTACCCTTCAACCAACTGCTCGTGTTCTTTGGCTTGCGCAGATTCTATTTCTGCACGAGTCTTTACAAATGCTGTTTCAATTTTACCTAGCTGTCCTTGTGGAACATTTTGTGCAACCAAGAAGTCGTAGGGTTTGAAGCTTGTGCCAGCGTTTGTCACTGCATCGTCAAAGTAGCCTTCGAGCTCGCCAATTGTGGCGCTGGTTTTTTCGTTTAGACGATCTTGGATAGTTGGCTGTCTAACAACAGGCTTGTTTTCTGCCGCAACAGGCTGATCATCTTCTTCGTTGTATTCAGTATATTTTTCAACCACGTCACGAGTGGCTGTTTCAAGATACTGCAATGCACGAGGCTTGAGTGGCATGCCTCGACCATGTGCGGCAATGATGCTACATGCTGTGATAGGAACCCAACGGCTTTTGATCACTTTGCTGAGATCAGATTTGGTAACTATAAAATGTTTTTGGTCCTGGAGCCAAGAAATAAAGTCCGGCTTCAAATCTTTAACTGTAAAGTGATAATTGTAGTAATAAAAACTTCTGCGTAGGTTATGATCAAAATCTGCGTCACTCATTGCAAGTGCTCGTTCAGTATCCCACTGAGGTTCACCACCTGTGTACTTTTCGTCTGCTAAGTGAGCTCTACGTACCGTTACTTTTTTCTTAGCAATTTTAACGCCCGCAACAGTTTTGCCAGTGTTGGCTTTTGCGGGGGCTTTTTTAGTGGCTGTTGCCATTTTTGCTCCTTAGATTATTGATTACGTTGTAATTATACAATAAATGGACAATACTGTCAACCGTGTTGCAAATGAGCTAACATTAGCCATTGATCAAAATCTATAATACTTTGGTTTATGCTTCCTAGCAGTTCTGCATGGCGCACAGATGTTGTTTTTTTGCTACGGCGCATTTCCACTTCTTCACTGCCCAGCCGATGCACCAGGCCTTCAATGCGTCCAATCATTTTGGCCAGATCTTTTTTGCACATAGCAGGTGCGGCCTGCATTTGGGCTCGCAATCTAGTGCTAACAGCATTCCATTCTAGGGCATTTTTTATTTCCACTTGCATAGTATACAACCGTTTAGACATACTGTCAATCACGCTAAATACAGCAATAAGGATCCAAAAATGCCTAGATTGTCGCTGTGGCGTGAACACAAAGGTAACGACTACAAATTCCTAGACCGCCGCATCAGCGAGATGTTTACTGTTGGCGGTACGGGTATCGTTTTGCACAAGTACTTAGGAACAGACAGTACCAATGCAGGCACCGATGCAACCAAGCCAGCATATGGATCGCAAAGCGAACTAAACATACAAGACCTGCTGTTTGTGGAAAATCGAGACCGCAAGTACGATACTTCAATCTATACCCTGCGTGGAATTTACCAAAAACAAGACCAGGATTTTGACCTAAGCCAATTTGGATTGTTTTTAGCGGCTGGCACTCAGTTTATGACCTTCCACCTCAATGATATTGTTGATACTGTTGGTCGCAAGATCATTGCCGGTGATGTACTAGAGCTTATGCATCTTAAAGATTATCATGCACTGGACCAAAGTGTGCCATTTGCTATCAAACGCTATTATGTTGTGACTGATGCCAGCTGGGCAGCAGAAGGGTTTAGCCCAACTTGGTATCCACATCTTTGGCGTGTTAAACTACAGCCATTGGTAGATAGCCAAGAATACAAAGACATACTTAATAAAATATCAGCTGACAGTGATCCGTTCACTGCCAATGCCAACGCCAGTCCACTGAGCGACATTGTTAGCACCTACAACAAGTATCTGGATATAAATGAAGCAGTGATTGCACAGGCAGAAATAGAACTTCCACGATCAGGATACAATACTGCTAATCTTTATATTGTTAATCGAAGCATTGATGGCCAAATTGGCTCAACATTAGGCACTGACACAACCAACGCCAATGTTGACACAACTGGTGCTACTATTGTTAGTTTGATCTCCACTGGTAACAGAGCCAACACCAACAGGATACTGGTAGGCAATGCTCGCGCTGCCATCGTAGGAGCCACAGTCACTACCGCCACAATCATGGCTGCTAATGGTGTTGTTGTAACTGGTATCATTGGTAACTCAGGTATTATTATATCTAGTAATATAAGTGTAACCAGTGGTGAAGTTATTACCCTAAGAACCACTGCTCCAGTCAAGGCCAGTGCTGGTCCTGCTGCCCCAGTTGCAAAAGTCCAAGGCTACATGTCAGGAGACGGAGCAGGACCTAACGGACTTGACGTGAGTATGGGTATTGCATTTCCGGAGTCTTCTAAAAACGGTGATTATTTCTTGAGATTGGATTTTGTGCCTAATAGACTATTTAGATATGATGGCAAACGCTGGGTCAAGATTGAAGATGCTGTACGAACTAATCTAACTCCAGGTGCAGCTACCAACAGAACACAACGTGCCGGCTTTGTTAACAACGCTACCACATTCGAAGATAGTGCAGGTAATACACTAAATGAACGTGTGAGTTTGAGCACAGCACTAACACCTAAGGCAGACAACTAATGGCCGTACAATTCTTTTATGATAACCAAATTAGGCGTTTTTTATTACAGTTTATACGCCTAAACAGTAACTTTCAGGTCCAATTTGGCACCACAGATGCCACAACTGGCAAGCTGGCACTACAGACCGTGCCCTGCTTCTATGGTGACCAAAGCAGACAGGCTGCACACATTCTCAAAGGCATGAGTGAAAATTCCATGAGTACTGTGCCTGCTATGGCTGCTTATATTTCTGGACTGCAATATGATCGTGCAAGAGTACAGGAACCGTTTCATGTTAGCAAGATGCAACTGCGACAGAGACGCATTGATCCAGACACCGGATTGCCGACCAGCGAACAAGGTGATGCATTTACTGTGGAACGCATGATGCCTGTTCCTTACCTGTTGACACTAAAGCTGGATATATGGACTTCTAACACTGAGCAAAAGCTACAGTTAATAGAGCAGATTGTTTCGCTGTATAATCCTAGTCTTGAAATACAAAGTACCGACAACTACATTGACTGGACCAGTCTAAGTGCGGTTCTACTGACCGATGTTAACTGGGACGCAAGGACAGTGCCAATTGGTGCCGAAGATCCTGTTAGTATTGCTACCATGACATTTGAGTTGCCAATTTGGATCAGTCCGCCTGCTAAATTGAAAAAGCTCGGTGTGGTACAAAAAGTTATATCCAGTGTATGGGCTGGGGAAAATGCAGGGGCAAGAACAGCAGACGACTATCTAGACGCATTGGGAGATCCAGATCGACTGCTAACACGCAGAGCATGGAATGTCATGCGCTACGGAATATTCTTT